ACCGACAGGCATGGCCACGCGACGTGCCCGATTATCATTCGGTCATGCTACGTCGATCGTGAATTGAACCGCTACGGCATTGTCCGTGACCATCTCAGCATGCAGGACAGCATCAACAAGCGTGAAAGCAAATTGCTCCACCTTTTGAATGTCAATCAGGTCATCATGGAGCGCGGCGCGGTCGAGGACGTTGACAAAGTGCGTCAGGAGGCGGCTAAGCCGGATGGCGTAATGGTCGTCAACAGAGGGTTCGAGTTCAAGATTCAGAAGGATCAGGCCGAGATCGAAGGCCACTTCAAAATGCTCGAATATGCCGTCGCGCAGATGAACGTGACCGGCCCGAACGCCGCGATGTCCGGCAAGGATCCGAGAGAGCAATCCGGCCGCGCCATCATCGCACAGCAGTCCGGCGGCCAGATGGAGCATGAGCCGGTTGCCGATACGCTGCGCCAGTGGTCGCATAAGATTTACGAAGCGATGTGGATGCGCGCTCGCCAGTTCTGGACTGAGCAGAAGTCGATCCGTGTGACGGACGATGAAAAGCGCGTGCAGTTCATCACGCTAAACCGGCCGGTCACGCTGATGGAGGAGTTGCAAGGCATGCAGCCAGCCCAGGCGCAACAGGTCGCGCAACAGATGGGCTTGCAACCGGGTGATCCGCGGTTAAGTCAGGTGGTGCGGATTGAACATAATCTCGATGATCTGGATGTGGATTTGACCGTCGAAGAAGGGCCGGACAGTCCAACGATGGCGGCCGAGCAGTTCGCATCCATTATGCAGTTGCCGCCGATGATCCTACAGAACTTCCCGCCCGCGTTTTTCATCAAGGCGTCGAGCCTGCGGAACAAGGACGAGTTGTTGCAAATGCTGGAAGAGCACGCGGCGCAACAGGCACAGGCGCAGCAGCCGATGAAACAGGCCAAGCAGGCGATGCAGGCGGCTCAGGTGGACAAGGTTCAGGCCGACGCCGCCGACAAGCGCGCCCAGGCGGTTGAGCGCACGCACGGCATGGCGATGGACCACGCGGGCGCGAATCCTCCGGACAACGCGATGCTACCGCTGGAGCAGCCGCCCGCTCCGGTGCCGATCGATCCTTTGGCTGTCGATCAGCAGTACCACCAGCAGCAGGTCGATAAGGCCAAACTGGCACTCGCGGCGCAGGCTCAGGGACATGCACAAAACATGGACATGGCGGGTCACGCCCTGGCCGTGCACCAGGCGATGCAGCCGCCCGCGCCGGAGACGCCGTGATTCGCTATGGCGGCTACCGCGCCAATGCGTTCGTTGCATTTACAGAAACACAGGTCATCCGCAAACGACCGTTTGAACAGGTGGCCGGACCAGAGGCTGAGCCAGAACGGCGGCGACCGGACTCGACACCGGCTAGGAACATTCCGAACGCGGCTGGGGCGCATAGTGCGTCATATCCGATGTTCCGTGCGCTTTCACCGCGTGTCCATTCCACGCCGCGCCGCCTCTGCATCTTACCGCATCTGAGACTGAACTCCAAAACCCAGGAAAACCCCACGATGAAACGCCATCTTCTCGCCGCCGCGCTGCTGTTTGCCGCGGTGCCAGCCTTCGCCCAGGTCACCAGCCCGGTTGGACAGACCGCCGGCGGCGCGATCAACGCCACGACGTTCAACAACAACAGCGACGTCGCCGGCTTCAATACGATGGCTCTCACGCCAGCGCTGGTGGTGCCCGCGACTTCCACCGCGCAGGCCACGTTCGGCCCTGGCGCCGTGCTGACAGGCACGGTCATTGTCACCAAGACAACCGTGATCACGACGTGCAGCGGCACGACAGGCGTTACGTTGCCGGCCGTGCAGCGGTATGAGCCGATCACCGTCATCAACCGATCGGGCGGGTCGTGTCTGGTGTGGCCATCGATCGGCGCCACGGTGGAAACGGCGCTCGGCACGGATGGGGCAGCCAACGCTCCGTTCACGCAGCTGACCAACACGGACGTGATTTATAAGCCGATCACGCCCACGCGCTGGGTGCAATAATGGATGCGGTGTATGCGGTCACCGATGGCGAGCGCATCGCGTGTGACCAGCGCGACCGAGTTGTGCATCTAAACAACGAACTGCTGGTCGAGTTGTCTGCTGCGCGCGCTGAACTCGCGACGGCGCGCGAGATCATCGAAGGCAACGCGGCGATGATCGTTGAACTCTGTGACACGATCACGCGACTGAAGGCTGAGGGCAACACGCCGCCGTCCGACGTCCGCGATCCCGAACCAGTAAAGCCAGCGCCAAAGCCGCCGAACCCGTTTCGCGAGTTTCCAACCGACCGCCGTCGGATCGGTGGATAACGGATAAGTTATGGAACACCGGATGGATATGTTCGAGTGGTGCGAGCGTTGCGGGCTATCCGCGCTTCGCATCGTCGATGGCAATCTGGCTTGCGTGGCCCCCCCGCCTGAGGTTCTGGCCGCGCGTCGGCTGGCCTCCATCGTGGCAAGCGCGCCGCTGGTCAGGATCGCGAATGAGGTGCTGACCAAGGAACGACCCCGCCGCCGGATGATATGACTGGCATCATGAGGACAGGACATGAACGGCAACCAACCTAGACGACTTCCGGCGCCGCGCTTCCTGAATCCGCGCAAGTGTCCTCTCCCGATACTCCTGTGTACACGATGTGCCTGCACCGGAAATGATGGTTCGGATGCACGACGCAGAAAGGCAAAACTCGGCGGCTAAAGCTGTTACGCTTGTGATGCCCTCGTTGTATCTTGTCATAACCCGGTCATCCCGCAGGAATGCGGCTTCCCGCAAAAGGTCTGACTTACTCGGGCCTGATCTGGGCAGCGCGGCCTTCGCTCGCTCCAGTCTCGCCTGCGCAGCAAGAAATACGGCCTTTGCATCAGCATATTCTCGTTCGATCGCGTTCATTCGCGGCCTTTCGTAAGGGCTTCGGCGCGGGAAGATTGTCAACACTTACCGCCCGGCGCGGGTTCCCCGGAGCATCGCCGGTCCGCCGCCTGGGTCAAGGGCGCATCTACCTCGTTCGCTGGGATGAGGCCAGCAAAGCCGCCGCCGGGCTGATCCATCGGGCGTTTCCAGGATACCAAAATGGCAGGTCTGAACGACTTCCTCGATGACGGTGGCGGAGACGCCGGGCAGGCGGAGGCAGAAGAGCCGTCCGCCGCGGTTGAGACCGTCCCCGTCGTTGAAGGCAAGGAACCACCGCAACCCACGCTAGTCGTCGCCGAAGAACCGCCGGACGAGATACCGGAGGATCTACGCGGCACACGCGAGGCGCTGATCGCCGAACGAGCCAAGCGTAAGGACTGGAAGGGCCAGGCCGAACGCGCGTCCGGCGAACTGACGGCGCTGCGGGCTGAACTGGAGGCCGCGCGCAAGGCCGCCATTGTCGCGCCACCACCTGCCGCCCCTGTCGTTCCGGCACCTGAGCCACGTCAGGATATGGCAGTTCCAAACCCAGTGGAGGATCCGCAGGGGTATCACGCTTACCACCAGCGGATGCTCTTCAATGAACGCCTTGAAAACTCCGAGTTCAGGTTGCGCGACAAGCACGACGACGTTGATGCGAAAATCGAGGTGTTCAAGAAGGCGGTTCAGGCAAACCCCGCGTTGACGGCGGAATTCTCACGGCAACGTGATCCATACCGATGGGCGTACGAATACGCGAAGCGGGTAATGGCACAGGAAGAAATCGGCGACGATCCGACGGCGTTTCGCACAAAGATCGAAGCCGAGATACGCGCCAAGGTCGAGGCCGAATATGCCGCTGCCGGCAACGGTGCCGCGCCGATACGTCAGGCGCCGACGGTGAACATTCCACGCTCGCTCGGCACCGCGCCATCGTCGGCGCCGCGAACGCTGCAAGCGGTGGATACCGTGCCGGAGTGGGAGGATATCTGGGCTAAGAAAAAGCGCGGTTAGGAGAAGCGGGCGAATTCGCCGTGGAGGCGGATGGCTGCTTCGCAGTAAGCGCGATGGGCGGCTTGTGGGGTAGAGAAATATCCCAGAAGGTGGATCTTTCCTTTCGACACGATCTGCGCACGCCATTTCCTGGCGCCGATATGCCAATAGACACCTTTGTATCCGCTGGTGTTGTCGATCCGGATTGAACTGTTCGTGCTGTTTTGTAGTTGTGTGGCGGCGCGTAGGTTGTTCCACCGGTTGTTGCTTCTGTTTGTGTCGCGGTGGTCAATACCGGCAGGAGGCCATTCGCCTGTCATGTAGAGGTAAGCAAGACGATGCGCCATGTAGAGGTGACCAAGAAAACTGATCTGAATATATCCAGGTGGCGACGTAGTCAGAGATCCGGCGATCGTCCCAGCATATCTGTTGTTCCACCTGTCTGGTAACTGTGGCCGGAGCAGCCACCGAAACTCTCCGGTCTTCGGATTGTATTTCAAAACCGAGTGAAGTTGCTCAGAAGTGAGTGCATCGGCTATGCGTCGTGAAGCCATTCTTGGTGTCTCCAACACTCGGGATGGTCAGGGGCTTGGATCGCTGTTTCCGCAGCGCCAGGCCCCGCTTTTATAGCACGGAAGTTCGTCGCCGGAACACTATTCGGGCGTTTTTCAAGCTGTAAGTTGGGATCGGCTCCAACACGTCGCCGCCGGATGTCTCCCGGGCGTTGTTCCGAAAAGATCAACCCTATACAGGAGAATTCCTTTGGCAGACATGAATGTTTCTGGCGCGAGACCAGGTCTTACGCCGACCATATGGTCAGATAGGTTTTATGCGGAATACGTGCGAGCCAACCGGTTCGCCAAGTACATGGGAACCGGCCTCAACGACATGATTCAGGTCCGTAGAGACCTGACCACCAGGACCGGCGACAGCATTGTGTTTGCGACCGTCCGCAGGCTGGTGGGGGCGGGAGTCGTTGGGAATACTGTCCTAGAAGGTAATGAGGAGGTTCTGGACTCACGGTCCATGAAACTCACCGTTGCTCCAATTCGGCATGCCGTCGCGGTATCGGACTGGGATGAGCAGAAGTCTGTAATCGATCTTCTCAATGCTGCCAAGGATGCTCTTAAGAACTGGAGCATGGAGAAGATTCGGGCAGACATCATTACCGCGTTGTCCAGTGTTGGTGGGGTGTCCTATGCGGCCGCCACGGCGGCGCAGCGCAATGCGTGGCTGGTCGCGAACTCTGATCGGGTCCAGTTCGGTTCTTCGGTTGCAAATGGCGTCTCTGGCGTTCAGGTAACGGCACTCGCGACACTCGACAACACCGCCGACAAGATGACAGGAGCCGTTCTGTCGTTGGCAAAACGTAGGGCGCAGACCGCTAGCCCACATATTCGCCCAATTCGGGTGAATGAAGAGAATGACGAAGAGTGGTTTGTCACGCTGATGCCGAGTCTGGTCTTCCGCGACTTCCGCAATGATCCCCCGGTTCAATTAGCCAACAAGGATGCCAGGCCGCGCGAGAACGGGTGGATGGACAACCCGCTGTTCAGCGGCGGCGATCTCGTATGGGACGGGATGATTGTGCGCGAAATACCCGAGTTGCCGGCGCTTGTCGGTCAAGGGACGGCAGGGGTGGACGTTGCGGCATCGTATCTGTGCGGCGCTCAGGCTCTTGGCGTCGGTTGGGCACAAACCACGAAGACCACGACGAACGTACGGGACTATGGTTTCTTCCATGGTGTCGGAATTCAAGAGATACGTGCAGTAGGAAAGTTGGTATTCGGGAAAGACCCTTCCGTTGATACAACGACCCTAGTCGACCAGGGTATCTACACGATCTTCACTGCCGCCGTTGCAGACGCGTAACAATACGACAGGATAACTAATGCCGCGCTTCGTCACCCGTAATGTCACGATAAATGCCGTCCAGTTCACGGGGGACATCGCATTCTGGCCGGAGGCATTCCGGCTGGCGGTGCGACGTCACCTGTCTGGCGGAATTACCGAGATCATGACGGGTGACGGCGTGCGGGCCTGTCGTTACGGCGACTGGGTCGTCAACGGGCCGGACGGCGCGATGACGGTCTGGAAGGACGCCGCCTTCGAAGCCTTTTTCGCTCCAAAGGTCGAGGCGGAATCGATCGCGAAGTCTGGCAAGCGAGCGGCGTGATTGCCGCGCACCACGAATTCCCCAACCCAAAGGAACGCCAAAATGCCTGATGACAAAGCCGCGGCCGACAAAAAGGCCGCCGACGACAAAGCCGCCTCCGACAAGAAGACGGCGGACGACCGGACCACGCAGGCCCAGCGCACCGCCGCGAACGCTCCAGCAGGCCGAGCATCGCAGGAGGCCGACGACGGGCCGTCGCACGGCGCCACGCCGCCCGTGGACGCCCCCAACCCGCCGCGTCCGCCACCGTTCGTCAGTGGTGCCCAGGTCATCCTGACCGGCGAGGCCAAGGCGGCGGCGCGTGGCGACATGCATGGCACAATCGAGAACAACGCGGCGGCCCGTGACGCGGCGATCGCCAGTGGCCACGTTGATCCGGACACGTCACCGGAGGCTGTCGCGGACACGTTGGCGGCCAGTGTTGGATCGACGCCTTCTGGTCTGGATCCGAAGGCCGAGGCTGACCGTAGGGCGGCGCAGCAGAAGGAAATCGCCGATCGCGCCAGGGCGGCGGGCGACGCGCTGCGGAAGTGAGCGACATTCCGGAGTTCGGCAAACCGTGGGCCGCGGCGGGTGAAAAACGTCCGTCGCGGTTCGTGACGGTGCTCATGTGGCTGGACAGCTTGCGACCGGGCAAAGGTGTTCGCGACGATGTCCTGCTCGTGCAGCTCGGCACGAGTCCTGGGGATCGGGTGTGGTGGCTGGAAAGCGAGTGGAAGGCGTGGGTAGCTGAGCACAAAGCCGCGCCGGTGGTGCCTGACGAGGACGACGATCCGCTGGCGGAGATCGAGCGGCTGTGACCGTCACCATAGCAACCTTGGGCGAACGTGCGCTCCGGCGCCTGGGCGTGACGATTGTCTCCGTCGCCGATCGTCCGGCGCTGTCCGCCACGGTTCCGGTGGCGTCGATCGCGACGAATGCGTTGCTATGGCTGGCGGTGATTGCATCGGATGAAACCCCCGCGGCGGAGGACCAGGCGTTGGCCGTCGCCAAGGTTTCCGCGGTACATGACGCACTGGTCGCGCAGGCGATCGTATCCTGGCCATCGACCGCGATCCCGCAGGCGGTCAGCGAGGAAATGACGATGCTCGCGGCGCAGCACCTCGCCCCGTCGTTTGGCAAGCAGATAGGCGATGCGGCGGGAGCGGCTGCGATCGAGGCGCGTATTCGCAAGGTGGCGTTGATCATGGCGGCGCCGGCACTGGCAAGCGATGCGGTCCTGTCAGTTCACAAGGATTTTGTCGCTCGAGGACTTGCGCGATGGAGCGTTTTCGATCTTCCGGCCGAGGTCGAGGATCCGTACGTTTATCTCGCGGCCAACCAACTGGCGCCATTGTTCGGTCAGAAGGCGAACCCAATGGATGATGCGGCGGCCAATCAATCGCTGTTCCGCTACATCGCACTGGAAAGTTCAGGCGAACCCGTCCGGGCGGATTATTTCTGAATGGGCATCTCGTATCAGTTGCGGTTTCTCGGGTTCCTTCAGCCGCCGACCGTCCCGCCTGATCCGACCGGCGATAGCTGGCGCGGATTACCTGGCGCCACGGGTCCGCAAGGGCCGGCCGGGAACCTGGGAACGCTGCCGACCTCGAGCGTTGGCCTTGCACCCGGCACGCTCTGGAACAACGGCGGCGTGGTCTCAGTCGCATGATGCAATTATTGGTGTTGCCATATCTGCGGGGCCCGCTGCACATCCCCCGTCGCGACCTTGTGCTTTCCGCATCGGATAGCCTGACGCTACGGGTCACGGTGGTCGAGAGCGACGATCCATCGGCGCAGGCGCTCGAGCTGTCCGGCGGCATTGGTGGCCCGATGGTGCATATGCGTGTGTGGTCGCATGACAGCCATCGCCCGTGGGATTACGGCTGGTGCCCGATACCTGGGTTCAACCGGTTGTTCTGGTCAGCCGACGGGATGGTTTCCGATGCGATCGGCTCGTTCGATATTTTCATTCCTGCGGGCGTGATGGCTGGTTGGCCGCGCCGTTGCGGTTGGTCGATCCAACTGAACTTTGATGACAGTGGACCCGATAGCGCCGGCGGAATAACCAGCGACTTTTCCAGCGACTTCAGCAGTGACTTTGGTGGTGGCGGAACCTCGCCACCCGTGGGCGAGACGATTTTGGTTGGCGGGTTTCAGCAGTCTGAAATGCTGGCGATGGGATCTTTGCACGTGCGTTGGGCTGGTAATCGGCCGTCCGTGTCTGTGCCGCTATTGACTGACGGCGGGACACCAATCCTCACTGATGGGGACGTGGGCAGCTTTGTATTTGGTGAATCAGGTTTCGGCACGGGGGCATTTTGATGCGCTGGTTCTTCGCCCTCGCATTCCTGACGCTTGGCGGTTTCGCGCATGCACAATCAGTCCCCAATGGACCGATAACCGAGGGTCTGGTCTGGACGCCAGCGCAATGGACCGCGGCATGGCAATCGAAGCAGGATTGCTGTTTCTTGGGCAGCTTCACCGCGCCAGGACCGATCGGTTCAGTAACTCCGAACACCGGGTCCTTCACGATTTTGAACGCAAGCGGCGCGGTGTCGGGAACCGGCTTCACCAATTTCTTAGCTTCGTCGCCACCGATCGGCAGTGTCACGCCGAACACGGGCGCATTCACCACACTAAACGCGAGCGGCGCTGTGTTCGGCGCCGGGTTCACAAGTCTGTTCGCTTCGCCGCCGCCGGTCGGAAATGTAGCGCCGAACACAGGCGCGTTCACGGCACTGGGCGCGAGCGGCGCGGTCCTGCTTGGCACCGGTACGCCGCAGGGCACACCCTACCAATTCCAGACCGCATACAACGCTGATCCGTCCGTGGGGCCAGTCGATACGCGGCAAAATATGTTCAACACGACGTTGAGTTACGCCACGACCTCGACGCACATCTGGGAGAACATGAATTCGTTCGTGCAGGTGAACGGCCCCGGCACGGCAAGCGGCGAGATCAACGTCGCGCATACGTTCCTTGGTATCAGTGCCGGCGCGAACGCCGCCGTGGCGGAAGGCTATGAGAGTAGCGCCACGAACAGCGGGACCATCGGGTCGTTCGCCAATTACCTTGGGCTCACCAACAATTTCGTGGGTGGCACCGCCGGGGCGATCCATGGAATGAACGTCTACCTGAACAATTTGAACACGACACCGGGCGCGATCGGCGAGTGGGCCGGCATCAATATCGGGCCGATGGTCGGCGGTGGCGCGCTCCCGACCTTCTACAGCGCGATACGCATCCCGGACGCCAACGCTGGGATTGTCACACTGGGCGGCATTCTTGTCGGGAACCTCGGTAACGCGGTGCCTGGGCAAGTATTGATCCAGGGAGCCGACAACAGTGACGGCACGTTTACATTCCAGGCCCGCGATCTGGCCGGGGCCAACGCTCTTTTGATCGCCAATAGTGGCAGGGTGTTGTTTCAGGCATCTGGGATTACCATTCAGCCAATTACGGTCGGGCCAAATCTGTTTGTGCAAGGCACGGATAGCGCCAGCACAACGGCTTCCTTCATGATCAGGAATCTTGCCACCACTGTCGCCTTTTCTGTCAGGAACGATGGGACGCTGATTGATAACGGGAATGTTGGCGTGACCTGCGCGCCTGGTGCGCCGACCGCTTCGTTCGCCACATCAGGGGGCATCGTTACACATTGTTGAAATATCTCGTCATCTTCGCCCTGTTCGCGGCGTCACCCGCGCTCGCGCAGCAGGCGCCTGACGCGACAGCCATGGGCAACGAACTCATGGAGTGCGTCGGCGGCAAGGTGCAACTGCGGACGAAGATCAACCAGCTTGAGGCCGAGATCGCGAAGCTGAAGGCGGACGCAGCGAAGCCGCCGGAGGCGCCGAAATGAATTGCCGGATCACGTTAGGATAAGCAACGATGGTACTCGCTCTTACCGGATCGCCGCCGATTACCGCCGCCGCCCTCGACGCGGCGATCAACGCGGAACTCGCGACCTTATCCGCCGCGCTCGCCACGGAAACGACGCGGGCCACGACGGTAGAGGCGTTGCTTGCACCCAAGGCGTCGCCAGCGCTCACCGGAACACCGACAGCGCCAACGGCCGCCCCCGGCACTAACACCACACAGGTTGCCTCGACCGCGTTTGTCACCGGCGCCGTTGTGTCATCGACGACCGGCGTCGCCTCGGTCAACACGCGAACCGGCGCGGTGACGCTGGCGCTTTCGGACATCACGGGCGCGG